AACGTCTGTAAACTTCTCAACAACTGAGCCAGGTGTGCCTGTTAACAATCCATCTCCATCAATGACTATGATGTGCATTAGGTCATTGTGTCCGCCTCTTTCTGAAACCCATGCAGATGTTGTAGGACGTGCAGCAATGTTTTTCCACATTGTGCCTACTCCGTAACTACGTGTTGCGTAGTCTGACTCAACGTTAGCGATAGAGATTGTTGCAGCGTTTTTATCTACAACAGTCTGGTTTGGTTGGAAGTTAGGTGATAGTGGGTTAAGTGAAACACGTAACTGACGTGAAACTCCTGATACAACAGCACTGTCTCCTGTAGCAGAGCCAGGTGTGTTAGAGTTGTTTGCCAATTCAGTGATTGTATCTCCTACCTCGATGATGTCAGATGCAGTATCATCGATAGTTAATTCTAACTTACGAGTCTCAGCATCCCATGCAACAACGCGACCAGTAACACCACCAGATACAGCAGTGATAAAGTTGTCTTTCTCAAATGCACCTACAAGAGTAGCACCCGCGTCGAAAGTAACAATCACTGTGTAAGAGTAAACCTTACCGTAGATGTTTGCGGAAGAGAATGATAAGTCAGCGTTATTTGTGAATTCCCATTCAGTAGATGATGGGTCTGCTAGGTATAAGACTTGGTCAGCACCCGCGTCTGTCATTACAACACGTAATGAGTTAGCGAATTTTCCTGCAGTCCTTCCTGCCCATTTCCAGTTGTTAGATGCACTCTCAACACTTGCCTCATACTCAGTCATAGACTTGATTAGAGGTGGTGTGATACCAGTTGATGTTTGCTCGTTTATTTCTGTCTTCGCAGCAGTTACAGTTTGAAGTGTAACAGTTGACCCATCAGTGTGTGCAGCAGCAGTAGAACCTAATACTCCGCGCTCAACTGTGAGGTTGTCCCCAGCTACACCAGAGATTCTTAGAAACTCATCGTCAATTCTGATGTATGAGTTTGTGCTTCCTGCAAGTGCAGTAGCAGAAGTAACTGTTAGTGTAGTGTCAGAATCCGTAAATGTAGACCCTTCGTTGATTGTGGAAGATGTGCCTGCGGCTTCGATTAGAGTGATTTGTGATTTTGCAGCGTGTGATGCGGCTGATGTCTGTAACTGTCCTCTGCTGACTACTACGTCTAGACCAGAAACAGATTGGACTACCATCAATTCAGCGTCGATGAATAATACATCGCTTACATCGAAGTCAGTTGCTGACTCAACAGTAAGTGTTGTATCTGTTGCGCTAAAAGATGTGATAGTGAATTGTGCAGTATCAATCGCATTCTTTAATGCTGAGTTGTCTGCTCTTACTACTTTAAGTGTCCCGCCATATAGCAAGAATTGTGCTGCAGTAAACCAGTATTCAAAGTTTAAGTCATTTGGTTTTCCAAATGTTGCGAGCAATTCCTTCTCACTTGTAATAGTTGTTATGTCTTCGACAGGACCTTTCTCGAATGCACCTACTATAGCACCGACGTTATCAACCGTCGCGTTAACTACATTGGTGAGGTCTCTCTCTAATACGGCAACTCCTGGGGAAAGTTGTGTTGATGCCATTAGATAATCTCCTATGGGATTCCATTTACAATGCTGAAATTATTTATAGAAAGGCATGTTTTCACTGGGGAAACAAGACGTGAATTACCAATCAGGGTAGTCACCGTAAGGTTTTTTACGTTTACGTTTACGTTTTACTCTCCATATAGTACATGATTTACACTCATAAGCATAGGCAGATGGGTTAGACCCTCTATCTTTTCTAGTCTTATAGAAATCATTTCGCAGATTTTTCTCTTGACCACATATACGACATCTTCTATCTACAAACAGGAGATTGTCTAACTCAAACTCCTCTTCTATACTCATCTGTAGTCCCACATATAACTACGGTCACCATACTCATCTACATTCCAATCACTATTAGTATTCCATCTATCTCCTTCATCATCTGTAAAGGTCTCTTCATCATTGACACCATCACTGACAAATCCAAACGGAGCCATGTCTGCCTCTATTGCATCTTTCTGCTCTTGATACATACGCATTCTTACATCACTATCATGTAACTCTCTGAAATAATCTGATGTTGCTAACCAACTAAAAATAACAAGACACATAGCAAGGTCATCATTACATCCTTCTTCTGCCTCCCATGCCTGTCCTTTCTGTATAAAGGTTGTTAATTCTGTGATGATATCAAAGTCTGTAAATACAAGTTTGTCATCTTCAATCAACTGTTTCATGTTTGCACACCCTGTCTTCTTAACAGTGGTTGACATCTTAACACCTAACTGCACCTTACTACCAGAAAATCCCTGACCTACAACCTGTCCCGCTCTACCTCTCATTGAGCACATCAGTAAATTATCATACTCTAAATCAAACTGCATGATGTCTGCTACCTGTCCACCTATATCATTTACTTCTATTAATGTATACGCATGGTTATACTGTGTGCATACCTGAGTAATTATATTTGGAAACAAAAGCGGTTTAATTTTATTGTTTCTGTATTTTGCTACTAACTTATACGGTATCTCTGTAGTATCTACAATAACGAATGCGGAATAGTCTTTAGTAATACCTCGTGCTACGTCAACTGTGCAGACATAATCATGTCCTTCTATAGGTTCTTCAAATATATCCAGTCCTGCACTAGATGTAAGCGGGTCATCATATGGAAGTATCTTTAACTTACTAGATGTAATCAGTGTATTAACTGACCCTAAGAATTCACATTCAAACTCTTGGTTGAATTGCTCCTCAGATGTATTCTTTATAGTCTGCTCTTTCCATGCTGCATCTCGGCCAGGTACCTGTGACCAATGCACTTCCGTAGTAGTATACTCATTCTTTCCTTTCTCCGCATCATGCCAGAGTTTATAAAACATATTCATACCCTTAGGGGTAGAGATGATTATAACCTTAGTTGACTTACCAGAGGATATAGTTGGATAGACAGAGCTAAAAAACTCATCAGCAATATGAGTTGGAATAAAGGCGAATTCATCGAGAAATATAATATTAAACGACATACCCCTAACAGCAGAAGCAGAAGTAGATGCAGCCATGATTTTACTTCCATTCTCCAATTCCAGTGATCCTCTGTTCCAGTTGACGACTCCTTGTTGCATCCAGTTTGGGAGGTTTTCATATGACAGTTGTAATCTTTGTAGCATTTCTCTTGCAGTCGCTGCTTTGTTAGCAAGGATTGCAACGTTTACATTATCATTAAACAGCGTATACCATAACAGATAGGCAGTAACAACTGTTGACTTACCTGACTGTCGTGGTAGTTTTGCTATATTAAATCTATGGGCATGAAATCTTTCGACCATATCTTCTTGGAAGTCATATAGGTCAAAAGGAACTAAACCTTTATCTAGTGAGATAATCTTGATGTAGTGTGTTATGAAGTAAACAGGGTCTTGACTACACTTAATGAATTCTTCGACTTGCTCGTCAGTAAAATTCTGTGCTATATTAGCACGCTTAAGGTTGGGATTACCTAGATATATTTCGTTTGATGCCATCTAGGGTTTATCAAATAGTATGTTGTTTATATATTTATCTGCCCACTCTTCACTAAACCATTGACTAAGCACTGCTTTTGTCTTCTTATTCTTTCTCTGTGATGTAGAATACCAACACTGGTCATCTAATCTTAGCATAGTGCCAACCCAATCATCAGACCATTTTGCTGTTTGTATTTCTGTGCTGTATATTCTGAGATACTCGAGAACTACCTGATAGAATTTGTCTTGCTCCTCTTGTGTTTTTAGTCTTGCAAACTTACAGTATGGTGAGAATATCTCACCCCATTCGGGTAGTTGACGATTATCTTTAAATTGAATTTCTTTACTGATGGGTGATAACTTGTCACTCCAATCCACACCCTCCACAGATGATATATCTACTATGGCAGCAGTAACCCCTGCAGGAGTTTGTATTATATCTGCACCAAATATAGGCAGATAGTATGCAGGGTCTGGCCAGAAGACACAGTGGACGATTTGTATTTTATCTGTTTCTGCTGTCTCTAAATGAATTCTTCTTAGTCCTTTAGACTTCCACATTTGATTCCTAATAACAACCTTCTCGTGTGTTATTAAATCATGTAGAGTAGTTATTTGCTCTAACTCTGGGAAGTCTGCGATACTACATCTAATTAGATTAGCAAGGTCATCACGTACGCTTGGAAAGAGCATAACCAAGTCCAATGAATAATATAGCAAACACTAATAACACCAGAGGAGAGGTTATAATAGGGTCCCAGTTTCCATGTTGTATCAGTGGTTGTTTTTCCCAAGTACCTGGTAATGAATATACCGAAGGGTTTGATAAAAATATCATCTATTTAAAAAGTAATGATTAATAATTTCAATTTTCTCATGTGCTTGAGCAATAGCAGCAATCTCGCCATCTATTGCTGACATAACATCAGAGTGCTCACCAATACCTACAGGTTGGTTGAGATAGATTTCTACATTTTGGGAATGTTTTGCAATCAAACCATTGTAATAAGTGATTTGATTACTCAGAATATTGTCACGTAAGTTGACCATAAATTAACCTTCATTAAGTGTGCCTAGACCTCTACGAATTTCACGTAGCTCTTCAAAATTCTTATTCTTCGTGCCCCCATCATACTCCCATGCATACCCCTCAGCAATCATTTGCTCGTTGAGAGATACATCCTCATCACCAATATATAACCAACCAAGCAGACGACCATACTTACCCATCCCTCCTTTGAGTTCAGTTCGTATAGTAAGCTCATGCTCTCCATTGATTGTATCCTCCAGTGTGCCTTTCATCCAGTTTGTTGCATCAATACCGAGTGCCTTTTCTTCTAAGTCTCTCGTCCTTTTCTCAGGTGTATCGATACCCGCAATTCTTACACGCTCATGCTTATAGATGTCAAATCCTAAGTCGATAACAACGTCAATGGTATCACCATCAACTACTTTAACAATTTCTGTAACGCGAAAGTTATAACAACTTTTACGACTTGGGGGTGTCATTGCTCCCATCATTCATCTCCGAGTATGCATACTTCATTATATATCCGATGACTATAGACACCGAAATAACTAATATAAGTATCATAACATTCACGGAATGGACGACGGTCATTTCTTAGACTCTTCGTATTGGTATATAAAAAATAATCCTAGTGTTACCCAGAAAACTATCTCAAGACCATAACCAGACATTATGTAATAAGTGGTAGTATTTGCTCCTTTACCTTATCTGCAATCTCGCCAACGATATTGATATCTATACCCAAAAATGGTGGAATAAATCCAATCATTCTAAAGAATCCTTCTGCAAACAATGCTAGAAAAACAAAACCTAATACCATACTAATCAAGCCAGCATTTCTATTGTGCTGACGAATAGCATCGTCTATCATTTCTTGTACTTGTGATTCAGTTACAGTAATTGTTTTTTCTTTAGGACGTTTATTATCCTTTAAGACAGTTGTTACTGGAAACTTTTCTCTTCCTATTGTTGATAACATG